ACCGCCTCCGTTGCGGCGGTTAAAGCTAAAAAGCACGCCCAGGTTCGGTCGGCGTGACCGTTGCTGTCGCTTTCTGCGGTAAACCGTGGTTGGCCGTTGCTGCCGGTTATTTTTTTGAGCTTGTGTAAATCTTCTCGCAAATCTGCGTCACCTTGCGGGATGCGAATTTTGCGGTCTTCAAAGGCCGTTTTACCGATAGTGGCCATTTTTAGTTTTGTGGAAACATTAAAAAGAACACCTTGGATTCGCTTGCCGTGTTCATATTGCGCGTCCTCGACCATTTTTTCACCCATGCCTGTTTGGTCGAGATTACCGCCCACTACGTGATACTGGCGCATGATGCGGTTTAATTCTTCTTGTTGTTGGCGTAATTGCACGCGTTTTAATGTCACAATCTCTCGTGTCCAATAAACATCGCCTACCAATTCAACCACCCAAATCACCGTTAAGTCATTGCGCACCGCAATATCCATACCAACAAAGCAAGCACCGCCTTGATAGAGTTCAGGTTTGCCCGCGTCCGGGTGTTCTACACCGTCAATTAAGTCGTATGATAGCCACGCGCTGGCTTCATCTAGCCATTTGAGTTCAAATTCTTGCGCCCAAGCGTCTTCATCATTTAAACCACGGCGAAGCTGTTCAACATCACGCGGCAATCCGTCAGCAACCGCCTGGTAAATATCAACTGTGTGGCGAGACCATTCAGTGTTATTGACATCGGTCATTAATTCGTAAAACTTATTCCCCTTGCCGTTTGGTGTTGATACCACACGCAATTTCCATCCGGCAGAGATTACCGGGAATAATGCTTTCCAAATCTCGCGGCTATCCGCATGGAAGGCAAACTCATCTAGGAATACATTCGCTGAGAAACCACGGGCAGTATCAGGGTTAGCGGGGAGCGCGGTGATTTTTGAGCCGCCAGGAAAAACAACTTCGAGCGCGTTGATTGTTGAATTAAACGGCACTTCCAATACTTCACAAACCATGCCTAATGCTTCAAGGTGGCGTTTTACCCCCTCGTTCATTGCTTCTTTTGCCTGGCGTTCCCCGCGAGACAAGATCACCCAGCGAGTGCGTTCACCCTTAGCTTCTGCCGCTAAACAATCCATCACAATTTCAAAGGTGGTCGTAAAGGTTTTGCCCGTCTGACGAGCAAACATAGCCACCTTGAACCGGCTTTTATCATTTAGCCAGTTTTTCTGATAGTTATAGAGAACGGTTTTATTCGATGCCATAAACTGCTTTTACCATTTTTTGCACATCTTCAAGACTCACGCCTTGTTCTTTCCCAACTTCTTCCACGGCTTCTGCGGCACGCTTAATGGTTTCCTGGCGTATTGCTTGCTCGCGTTTAAAACTTAAACTTTCAGCCTGTTCTAAGCGTTGAATGGCGGACGATAATAATGCAAGGTCTTTTGGTTCAGCCTGGCCGTTTTCGCTCATGCCGATGGACGTTTCAAACGCCAGGTTCTTAACAATTTCCATCAATAGCTTGCCAATATCGCTCTGCGGTGCTTCACCGAATTGTTTCGTCCAAATTTCGGCGACTTCACGCGCGTTGCGAATTTTGCTTGCCATTTGTTCCATGCGGCTGGCGTAACGGTTGAGGCCTGTGCGGCTTAATTGATAGCTGTCATCTAACCCGCAATCACGGATCAGGTCGTTGATTTCTTCAAGAATTTGCGCTTGTGAAAGGTGTTTGTCCCGCAACATCATTGCCAGTTGGGTTTTGATATTAGGTGGAAGCAAGTCCACTTTGCTTGCACGGCCGCGTGTATTTTTATCGGTCATTTAAACCTCCTTTAAATTGGGTTTAAATCTTTGGACTTGGCTTTTTTACGCCGTCCACAAAAGCGCGACCTTGTGCCACATCCAGCCCTCGCTGCGTAATAGTAGCCACGAAGAAATCTTTGCCGTTATTGTTTAAACGAGCCAGCGTAATTAAGCCTTGCTCTTCAAGCCATAACAGGTGGTTTCGCACTAAGTCTCGGCTAATATCGTGGCCATACATATCTAAGCAATCATTTAAAATGCTTTCATTGGCATCATAACCACACTCTTCAAGCGAGCGCAGAATAACCAATCTTTGATCTTTGGTGAAAATATCTTGGCGCATCATTCTTTATTTACCTCTTTTTCAATTAACAACTTCACTTGATGGTTAAGGCTGCCAATGTTGGTATTTAATACGTCGGTTTTGCCTTTCATTTCCGTCATTAATAAACGCAAATCGGCCACTTCTTTTGAAGTTGGCAGATGTCTTAATTCGCCTTTCACTTCTGATAGGCTTTTTTCGTTGTTTTCAATCGCCTTGCGCAAGTCTGACACATCGGTTTTGCGCGCGTATTTGCTGTCCATGGTCAACCAAAAATAAGTCCACACAGCCCCGCCAATCGCCACAACGATTGCCCAATGACGTTGGATAAACTCCAGTGTTTCTAGCATTATTTAGGTTCCTTCTTTTGGCAGATTTTTTCATAAGTCAAGTTATGATTAAGCACCTGCCGTTTGGTTTCTTCTGTATCTTTACGGCTTGGATAAATAAGACCGAATGCTGAACATCCGCTAGTCTTCACGGAAATAACCTTTTGACTGCAGCTGCTCATCAACAGACTTGCTAGACAAAGTGCGGTTAGTTTCAGTAATGTTTTTTGCAGTGTTTGCATTTTCTAACTCCTGTGCGACTGCGGCCGCTTCACGTTTTACGAATTCGATCTCTTCTTGTTGCTTGCGAATTTTGGCCGCTTGCACGCGACCATGGATAAAAACGCCAGCCAAAACGGCGAAAGCCGCCCCTACAATATAAAGATTAATCACCGTTACCTCCTTGCCCATTGCGGCTTTGCATTGCATTGGCGAAACCTTTCGTTGCCGCACCACCGCCGCAAAAAATAGCAAATGTCGTAAACAATTCGCCCACATAACTACGATCCAACCATACGGTATAGACCAGCACTCCAGCCATTAAGAGCGCACCAAAAAACTGGATGAACGCTGTCGTTGATAATCGTCCATCATTGTTGGTGATCAGTTCTTTCATTCCCATTTTCTTTTCCCTTATTGAAATAATCTTGTTGCGCTGAAACATACCCCCATAATGTCAGTACGCTCGCGCAGAAAAAATAACCGTAATAGGCCAACATTAAGCCCTGCAGAGTGCTGGTTACTATTTCCCAATAAAACTTGGCTCTTGTATATTGGTATAAAGAAGAAGTACCACATAAAAGTGCCAACAGCGAAATCGCTGTGAAAAAATAAAATAACCACTCATAGGCTTGAATAAGGTTCTTTATTGCAAACTCATTGGCAGATATAAAGCCACCAAAAATCATGATCTCCCATAACACTGAAAACAGTGTGATGCCACGCACTTCTCGCTCCATCATGGTCTCCAACGCGCATAAAAAACGGTGGCGGCGGTCATGCCTTTATTTACAACTCGGTTGCGTTGCGCGTTATTGCTTGATTTCCAGCCGCGTGAAAATGATTTTTTAGACTTTGCTGAATAGGTTGGTGCGC